CACCGGTGCCGACCGCACCTGTGGCTTTGCGGATCAGATCCGCGTTCGTCAACATTGCTGTCGTTTCCCTCGTGCTCTGTGTGCCGTCGTCGCGCTAGCCGTTGGAGGCTGTGCGGACGTACTCGACGAAGCAACGCGCCTTGCCCGTGGTGGCGGCGCCGCCGGTCTGGCCGAAGAACGCCTTGACCGTCACCGCAGCTGCCTCGGCCGCGAACGGGCCCTTGGCAGCCGACACTCCGACGGCCGCCTCGTTGATGTCAGCGGCGGCCATGTACTTGGCCTGCGTGCCCGTCACGCCGACCTCGAGCACGTTGGTCGTGCCCGCGTTGAACGCCGTCAGCACTTCGACCCATGTCCTCAGCACGACCGCCCCTGCGGGGAGGTCGACGATCGCCTGGTTCGCGTCGCTGAACAGAATTTCGGCTTCCGCGATGTTCGGAACCCCGGACGTGCCGGGGAAATGTGGCCGTGTCTTCTGGGTACCCATCTGTCAGGTGGCCCTTTCTACCGGTCCCGGCCGGCCTAGAGGATGCCGTGCGACCAGTGCTGGCCGCTCTTTTGAACCGTGGCGTCCTCGCCGTTGCCGGAGGTGCGCTGGCCACGGCCCTTCTCGACGCCCTCGACGCGGTCCGCCAGCTTGCCGATCGCCTCTGCGATCGACTCGAGCGTGACCGGGTCGTCGTTCTCTTCGCCTTCGCCGGCGGCCTTGGCCGTCTGCGCCTTCTCGATCGCCTCCAGCCGGGCCACGAGGGGCTCGTTGGCCTTGGCGATTGCCGCTGCGAGCTCTTCGCTCGTCATGTCGGCTCCTTCCTCGGGCAGTGCCCGCTTCTCGGTCTCCTCATCGGAGCCTTCGACCTCGGCCAGGACAGCTAGAAGCTTGTCGGCCGCCTCCTTCAGCGACGCCATGCGGGCGGCGCTGATCTTCCGGCCGACCTTGCGGACGGCGCCATCGACCATGGCCTTCGCGAATGCGCTGGCGGACAGGTCGCTCTTGGTGATTCCGCGGTCCATCTCCGCGAGCAGGTACGCCTTGAACTCGTCGAGGTTCTGCGCGGCGAGCGCCTTCTTCTCCTCGAGCGGCAGCGGCTGGTTGTCGGCGTCGTAGGCGTAGATGGCCGACCACATCGCGTCCTGGAGCGTGGTCCAGTGCTCGGCCAGCGCGTCGGTGAGCTCGCGCCCGGCGACGATGCTGGCGAAGGTCTGCTGCGCCTTGGCCACCGGCGTCACGCCGAGGAGGGTCTTGATCTTCTCGATCAGCCCGGGCTCGACAGGCGACGCGCTCACGGGCGGCATGGCGACGGGCGGAGTTTCATAGGCGCGTTTCAGGATGGCGAACTCGCGCGCGTTGGCGCCGCGATCGACCAGCGAGACGTGCTGGATCCCCATCTTGACCAGTTGGGTTGTCATTCGGCTACGACCTCGAAGATGCGCCTGCCATGCCCGCCAATCGAAAAGGCGGCGTACTCACCCTTCTCGACGAGTCCCCAGATCTCGTCGTCGGGGAAGTGCATTGCCATGACCCAGGCGCCAGCGGGGACCTCTTGGTCACCGAGCCGGAAATCAACCGGGGCCAGATAGCTCTCGACTGGGATCCCCACCCGGGATGTCCCGTCGTGCATCAGGTCGCCGAAGGCTTCGCCCTTGGCGACGGAGGCCATGAAGCCGTGAGCAGCAAGCTCGACGTCCTCAGTTGTATACCAGTCACCCTGCGTGTCAGGGTTGTCTGCTGTCCTAGGTTCTAGCACAACGCCGACCGCAATGCGTCGTTTGGAGTCGGCTTTGGCGATCTCGACCTCGACTCTGAACGGCACGATCTCGGCTTTGTCGACCGCTTTGTCGACCGCTTCCTCGCAGTTCTTGGCCGCCGCGTGGGCGAACTTTGCTTTGGCCGACTCGTCGCCGTCGACGCCATTGAAGGTCTTTCTCCATGTGGACTGGCATTTGTCCGAATAGGCGTTGCGGACCGCCTCGGGCAGATCGCTGTTTGAGTCATACGGCATGGTCAGAACCTCCTGGTGACATCAACGGGCCGCGATCGGAAGCCAAGCCCTGGAGCAATTTGGGTGCGCTGTCGGGTATTCGTCGGCTGTGTCGAGATCGAAGAGCAGGCCGTCGACGCCGTCCGGGTAGTCGTCGTCCTCGTGTTCAACGAGACCGCAACCTTCGCCATCGGCCGCCTCGACCTGGTCGATGAGGCCCGAGTCGCGGTACGCGTTGACCGAGGCCAGCGAGTAAGCATTCGCGGTCTCGGTGGCGGCTATCGTCTGTGCTCGGCTGTTGGCGCCGCCGGGATCCGTCGATGCCCAGCCGGACACCATGTCGCGTAGGCCACCGAAGCCGCTGTCGGGCAGACCGCGGACGAGCTCGTCGATGGACAGCCCGCGCTCGGTCGCCTCGCCGACCATCCGCCGCAGGGCATCACGGCTGGTGTCGTTGATGCCCTGGACGCGCGTGCCGATCGCGTCGAGCACGTTCTTCACGCCGCGTGCGTTGAGGTTCCACGCCACCTCGGCGCCGACCTGCTCGCCGATGAGCTCGTATGTCGAGGTGCCGACGCGCACGTACCAGCGCGCGAAGAGCTCGCCGAGCTCATCCTCTTCGACGTCCCAGTCGATGTCGTCGGGATCCCACTTGATCGCCACCGCCTTGGCCACCTTGGGCAGCGCGCGGCTGGCGAAGCGCTCGAAGTACGCGGCCAGATCCTTGGCCATCTCGGGCGTGGCGTCGCCGAGCAGTTTCTGCTGCTGCCGTTCGATGACCGGCCGGGCCGCTTTGATGAGCCGTTGGCGGGCGAAGAGCAGCATGTCATCAACGAGGTCCGCCGCCTGGACGAGCGCGATCGTCATTCGCCGCGTCCGCCGGCGACGAGCTGCGGCCGTGCCTGCGCCCCGAGGGCGCCCTCGATGCGCTTGCGCAGCTCGGTCAGGCCGGCCACCTCGCCGCCCCACTGCTTGGCGACGGCCTCATCCATGGCGGGCGAGCCGTAGCCAGCGGGCCCGGGCGCGAGGGGCACGTCGATGTAGCGACTGCCGCCCGGGTCCTCGCGCTGGTCGTAGCCGAAGAAGCGGGCGTGGTCATTGGGGTTGGTGACGCCGAGGAGGTACAGCCCCTTGGCCTTCTCGATGTCGCGCATCTCATTGCGGACGTCGAGCTCGGCCGCCTTCAGCGACCAGGTCGTGATGGCCAGGCCGTTCTTGCCCAGCAGCGTACGGTTGAGCCGCTGCTCCCATGTCTCCTGGCGCGGCTGGACGACGGCGTCGTTGTAGATCTGCGTCATCTCCTCGGCGGTGCTGCCGCCGAGACTGCCCATGATCGGCCAGCCGACGCGGTACGGCGGCGTGCCGTGGGCGATGCAGATCTCGAGCGCGTTGTCCTGCTTGTACATGCGGAACGACGCGTCCTTGATGTCGGCCGACAGGCGCTCGAAGCGCACCACCGGTCGCGCGGCGGCATCGTCGCCCTCGGCGCCGGGCACGGGGATGATGAGCGTCTGGTGCGGCTTCCCTTTGAGCATCACGAAGTAGCTGCGGATCCTCTCCTCGAGCTCGGGCGTGAGGGTCGCGCCCTCGATCACCACGGCGTAGGCAGGGATCGCGTTGTTGTCGAAGAAGCGGACGTTGAACTCGGCCTGCGCGCGCCAGCCGGCCAGGGCGGCGAGCGCCGGGATGTGGTCGGGCAGGCCGTAGAGCGAGCTGCGCGGGGTGTAGTTGCGGATAACGATGAGCTCGTTGCCGCGGACGTCGGCGTCGCTGATCGGGTTGTTACTCCAGCCACCGCGCTCCCGGTCGGTGTCGCCGTCAATGCCGTAGCGCTTGAACCAGACGAGCTTGCCGCCCTTCATCTGCGCGAAGCGGCGGCCGTCCTTGTGCGCGCGGACGGTGTGGGCAGGCACATGCCACAGGCCGTCGATCTCGCCCTGGTTGTTGCGGCTCACCTCGACCACCGCCCAGCCGACCGACTCGAAGTCCTGCGCGGCCCACTCGAGGCGCTCCTTGAACGAGCCTTCGCCGCGATCGTCGTCCTCGACCGAATCGATGAAGGCGCCGAAGCGATCCTCCTCCTCGGCGATCGGCTTCTCGTTGTCGGCGAGCTCCTTGGCGCGCAGGGTGATGCCACGGCCGAGGATGTCTGCCGCCTTCTGCTTGACCGCTCGTGCATGGAGCGCGTTGGAGTCGAGCATCTTCGACAGCCCATCGAGGTCATACGGCGGCGGCATCAGCCCGCCCTCACCCTCACCCGAGTAGCTGAAGGGATCGTCGGCCAGCTGGGTACTCGGTCGCTCGGCCTTCTCGATGCGTACGCCGCCGGGGCCGTCGAAGATCCAGGCGTGCTCGAGCACCGGCGACTTGACCACAGCGGTTTCACTCATGGCAGCACCCGCCCGGTGCGCACCTGGAGCCAGCGCTGGAAGCGCTCCCACTGCTCGCGGTCGGCCGGGTCGATGATCCGCGTCGGTGGCTCGTAGTCCTGGATGAACAGGCGGACGTAGCGGCGCGAGTTCTCACCCTCGCCTGGGCGCAGCGGCTCCACTTCGACGGCCAGCGCGAGCCCGAGATCCCACAGCAGTGCGTGGTTGATGTGCCACAGGATGCCGTTCTGCTCGAACTCCTTGAGGCTCATCTCGGTCGGCGAGGGACGCGGCGCCTCGGGGCCCACGATCGCGCCGGGCTTGACCGTCTGGCCGTTGACGATGATCTCGTCGGGCATCTCGGCCGCCACGTCGTCAGGTAGCAGCGTCATGCCGCTGCCTTCTCGGTCGCCGGCACGTCGAGCACCCGGCCGAATGCGACACGGCGGACCTGGAGGGCGATGCCGGCGGCGAAGACGTCGTCGTCGTGACTGCCCTGCTCGGCCTCGGCGCGGCCCTCATCGCTCCAGTGGAAGCTGGTCAGCTGGTCCACGGTGCCGGCGTCGTGGATGGTCATCTCGCCGAGGCGCAATGCGGCTTCGAGCTGGTCGACCATGACGGGGCGCGTCGCGTTCGACGTCAGCCAGCCGCGGCGCTTGTCCCGCGAGCGGTAGATCGAGTACGGCGCGCCGACATCGTGCAGCTTGCCCAGGCTGAGCAGCACCGCGTGGCCGTGGTTGTTGCGCTCGACCGCGACGATGACGGTCGTCGCGTAGGACCCCTCGGAATGAACGCCGTACATGCGTGCCAGGCGGTCGAGCCGTGTCGCGTAGATGTCGGGCGACCAACGGCCGCGCAGCTGCGCCACCTGCTCCATCGTGTCGCGCTCGAACACGCCGGCGGACGAGAAGTCGGACTTCTCCAGCCCCTCGCCGACGTCGGCGCCGATGAGGTACACCTTGCCCTTCTCGGGCCGGCGGTAGATGAAGAACCCGGGCTCGTAGGCGTTGTCCTTCTCGTCGCGCAGCGGCATCTCGACGGTCTGGCGGGCGATGTCCTCGGGCCGGAAGACGGGTCGGCCGGTGATGACGAACGCCTCGAGGTCGTTCTCCGGGTACTCCTGGGTGAACTCGGCATCGGACAGCTTGCCCATCTCGGCACGTGCCTGGATGCGCCACTGCGGGTCCTGCCGGTCGGGACGCGCACTGGCCGGGATGAATACCGGGCGGTATCTGTTCTCGCCTATCGAATCGGTCGTCAGGAGGGGCAGCTCAGGACCGCCATCGAGGCGCACTGGCAGAGGGCGCCGATCACCGCGCGCCTCCTTGTAGATCTCCGCGTGCAGCGAGCCGCCGCCGTTGGCGGTCGAGAGCGAGATGAGTTGGCCCTTCTCGACC